TTATTACATAATACAGAAGATTTAATTTATATTGCTAATTCAAAAGGATCAGCATGGGTTGAATTAACATCAGATGGAAAAATAGACATTTATGCAAAAGACAGTATGAGTGTACATACTGAAAATGATTTAAATTTAACAGCAGATAGAAATATTACTATTGAAGCAGGAGCTAATATAGATTTAAAAGCAAGTGGAAGTTATAGTGTATTAGATGGGGAACCTAAATTACGTAAAGGTAACATTCAAATCGAAACACTTAATGATTTTAAATGTTTGTTTGGAGGTAATCAATGGGTTACTACAATAGGTAATACTGAGTATAAAACAAATGGTGAAACTAAAATTACATCAGGAGGAGGCTCACATATTAAGTCAGGTGGCAATCATTTAGAAACTGCTCCACAAATTCATATGAATGGTCCTATGGCGTCAGCTTCTCAAATTGTTTCACCACTTAATACACATATTTTGCCTGGAGTGCCAACAAATAATGCGTTAGGAACTTTATCACAAAGAGCACCGATGCACGAACCTTGGAATCATCATGAAAATTCAAATCCTTTAGCATTTAAAATTGTATTAACAGATAGAGATAATGTAGTAACGGCAGTTAATCCGTTAACGTTTGTCCCAACAGCCGATCCGTTTAAAAAGGAAGCAAAAAAGTAAGGTAAGTTATGAGTATATCAGATAGAGATTTATATAAACAAATTCGAGTAACTACTGCAAAAGCTCAAAAAAAGCCTGCAACTAGCAGAGCGTATCGTGGACTGAGTACTGTTGATCCAGCTAATAAAAGTAATATTTTATATGATATTGCATTAATTAAGCAAGATATTATAAATCATTTTCATATACGCCAGGGCGAAAAGTTAGAAAATCCAGAGTTCGGAACTATTATTTGGGACGTTATTTACGAACCATTAACAGAAAATTTAAAAACTGTTATAGCTCAAAATGTTACTGAGATTGTTAATTCAGACCCAAGGGTAAGTGTAGACAGTATTATTATTGATCAGTATGAAGCTGGTCTTGTAATTGATTGTACATTAACATATCTTCCTTATAATATTTCAGAAAAAATGAAGTTAACATTTGATGAGGATGCAGGTAATTTTTAATAGAATTAACTATGTGGTTAATGAATTTAAATAAATAGAGTTAATAGGAAAAAACTATGTCAGTAACAAATAGACAAAATAGATTGCTTCTTGCAGAAGACTGGAAGCGTGTATATCAAACATTTAGAAATGCAGACTTTAGATCGTATGATTTTGATGGTCTACGTCGCACTATGATTGCTTATATTCGCGAGAACTATCCAGAAGATTTTAATGATTATATTGATTCAAGTGAATACCTAGCGTTAATAGATCTTATTGCATTCTTAGGGCAAAATATTTCTTATCGTATTGATCTTAACTCTAGAGAGAACTTTCTTGAATTAGCAGAACGTAGAGAATCAGTATTACGTTTAGCACGACTATTGTCATATAATCCAAAGCGGAATCAAACAGCTAATGGGTTAATTAAATTTGAAGCAGTATCGTCATCAGAAGAAATAGTAGATTCAAATGGTACTAATTTAGCTAACCAAACAGTTGTTTGGAATGATCCAGCTAATCCAGATTGGCGAGAACAGTTTGAAAAGATTCTTAATGCGGCATTACCGGTAAATTCTACTATTGGCCGTCCAGTAAAAAAAGATACAGTAGAAGGTGTGTTAACACATCAATACAGATATAGAGCAAGTAATACAGATGTTCCGGTTTATAGTTATAATAAAAATATTGATGGAAGAAATTTACCATTCCAAATAACATCAGTTGATGTTATTGACGGAGTTATATCTGAAGAGCCACCTTTACCTGGTAACAGTTTAGCATTTTTATATAGAGATGATGGTCGTGGACCAGGAAGTGCTAATAGCGGGTACTTCGGTCATTTTAGACAAGGTACATTAGACCAAGGAACATTTACTGTTAATACTCCTAGTACTAATCAAACAATTTCTGTTGATGCAACTAATGTTAATCATTCAGATGTATGGCTTTACAAATTAAATTCAATTGGTGCTGAATCCGAATTATGGACTAAGGTTGAAGCAGTTGAAGGTAATAATATTGTTTATAATAGTTTACGTAAAAGTGTTAGAAACATTTATGCTGTTCTTACACAATCTCAAGATAAAATTAATTTAATGTTCTCAGACGGTGTCTTTGGTAATTTACCTAACGGTGATTTTAGAGTTTATTACAGAACAAGTATTAATCAAGCATATAGTATTATTCCTGCAGATATGACGTCAGTAGGAATAGCAATTCCGTATACGTCAGCAGTTGGGAATCAAGAAACATTAAACGTAACATTGTCATTAAAATATACAGTAGACAATGCAACTACTACTGAAACAAATGTAAGTATCCGTGAAAATGCACCTGCAACTTATTATACACAAAATAGAATGGTTACTGGTGAAGATTATCAAGTTGCACCTTTAAGAATTAGTCAAGAAATTGTTAAAGTTAAAAGTGTTAATAGAGCATCAAGTGGTATTTCACGTTATTTTGATTTACTAGATAGTACTGGAAAATATTCTAGTACAAATTTATTTGGTAATGATGGTGTTGTATATAAAGAGACATTAACGAAATATAAGAATTTTGTATATACAACAAAAGTAGACCTTGAAGGAATTGTTGAAGAAGTAATTCAACCTATTTTAGCTGAAAAACAATTGTTAAATTATTATTTGACAAACTTTCCTAAAACAATTGTTTCAGATTTAGGAGCAAGTTGGGTACAAACTACAAAAGGAACTAATCAAACAACTGGTCATTTTGAAGATGTTGACGGAACAAGATTTCAAGTTGCAGGATTTACAGGTAGTGCATTAAGATTTCTTGAAGAAGGCACATTAATAAAATTTTTAGCGCCTGATGGATATCATTTTATGACAGATGGTACATTAATGTTAGGCGATCCAGATCATATAGGGGCACTTGATTATAAATGGGTTAAAGTAGTTAGTATTGTTGGTGACGGTGCTGTTGATAATACAGATGGTTCAGGACCAATTATACTTAATGATATTATTCCGTCAACGGCTGTTTTACAGCAAATTGTACCTAAATTTTCTAAAACATTGGTAGAAACTGTAAAAACACAAATCATCGATCAATTATTTGCTAATAAAACATTTGGTTTAAGATATGATACTAATTTAAGACAATGGAGAATTGTAGTTGAAAATAATTTAAGTATTCTCGGAGACTTCAGTTTAGGTAAAACCGGAGATACTACTAATCAACAATTAGATGCAAGTTGGTTGTTATTACTTGAAACAGATGGTGAAAAATATACAATTACATATCGTAGTTTAAGATATATTTTTGAAAGTGATGAAGAAATTAGATTTTATTTTGATAGTGCTGATAAAGTATTTGACAATAAAACAGGACAAATTATTAAGGATAAAATTTCAGTCTTATCTATTAATTTAAAACCAGACGAATTAATACCATTTACAGTACAGCATGATTGGGAAATTTCTGATGCATATCGTGATGCTGATGGATATGTTGATAGTAAAAAAGTTGAAGTAAGTTTTTATGATGATGACGAAGACGGAGTTGTTGATGATCCTGAAACCTTTCTTGAAATTGTTAAAGAAACAACGAATCCATTAACAAAATATATTTTCCAGAAAAGGTATATTACTACTGATGGAATTGAAGATTATAGTTATATTGATGGTGCAGTAGTAAATGTAAAACAATCTGAAAGTGTTGTAGGTGCATTAAGTCAATATACTGCTGGACAAATTTTTTATCTAGTTACAGAGAATGTATTTAAAATATATACAGCTGGTGCATTGGTATTAACGACAGAATATAGAGCGTTTGTTGGAAGAGACAAACTTAAATTTCAATATGTACACGCGGCAGATGACGATAATAGAATTGATCCAAGTAGCAGTAATATTATTGACACATATCTATTAACGAAAAGTTATGATGATTTATTTAGAGAATTTTTAGATGGTACAGTAACAGAAAGACCATTGCCGCCAAGTAGCGATAATTTGTTTAATAATTATGGATCTGAGATTAATAAAATTAAATCAATTAGTGATGAAGTAATTTATCATCCTGTAAAGTATAAAGTTTTATTTGGAGCAAATGCTGATATAGATTTACAAGCAACATTTAAGATAGTTAAAAATCCAGACCAAGTTGTTAATACTAATGCAATTAAGGCAAAAGTTATTTCAGCAATCAACCAATTCT